ACCAGTTTCAACACTACTTGAGAATGTAGCAGCACCAGTAGAAGCTATTGTAAGTAAAGCAGTTTGAGCAGATGCACCTGTTTGCTTTCTAAATACAAATCCACCACCTACAGTATTCCATATATCTAATTCACTATTGCTATTTGAGAAGTTAGTTCCTATTGCTCCAAAATAAGTATTGTAAGCCGGATAAGCACCCGCACTATTATATTGGAATCCCGTATATGCTCCTTGTGAAACTACTCCCGCACTAAACGTAGCACTTGTACCACTTAAAGCACCAGTAAGCGTACCACCAGATAAAGGTAGATAAGCACCTAAATCACTTGTCAATGCTAAAGTACCTGAAGCATTTTGAAAAGTAAATGTTCTATTAGATGTTAATGTTGTAGTATTTAAAATAATAAAACCAGAAGGATTACCAAAATTTATACATAAACTATTATTTAAAGCAAATAATGAAGTATAACCAGTACCTGAATATCCTGCACTTGCATATTGTTTAAATTCTAATGGAACACCACTTGAACCATTATCCATAACAATACCATTAGAAAATGTTTTTACTCCTGCTATTGTTTGACTTGATGTTGTAACAAAACCTTGTAATGTAGCACTTGCTGCTTGTGAGCTAATTACACCTGTTGTACTATTATAAAATATAGGACTTGTCGCACTTAAAGCTGCTAAAGTAATATAAGTACTTGCATCAACCGAACCATCTGCCTTTAAGAATTGGCTTGATGTACCTCCGCTTTTTACTAAAGTAGTTGCGTTTAATGTACCTATTATAGTTGCAGCGTTACCACTACCACTTGTTTTGTTTATATATAACCCTTCGTTATTACCACCCTTTGTTATGTTTAAAGCTATTCCACTACCGCTTGAATGATTAATAGCAAAAGTATCACTACCTCCGCTTGATGCAAAAGAACCTGTTGCACCTGTAATAACATCAGCAGTCAAATCAAATGTTCCTAAGTCAACATTAGCAGTTGCACCTGTGTATGGCACCTTAGCATTTAAAGCATTTTGTAAATCTGTTTGATTGCTAAGCGTTCCTGTGATTGCACCCCATACTGCATTGTTTGCAGCTATTTCAACATAAATAGAACCTGTCCATCTATAAACCTTATTGTTATCTAAAGTAATATATATTTTACCCGTTTCGCCTGTTACAGGTAAAGCTGCAAAGTTAGCAACCTCGACAACGTCATCAACATAAGATGGTAATTGTATTGAAGGCACTTTGCCATCACCGCCTAAAGTAGCTACTCCATTAGCAGCACCAAAAGGAACGGAACTAATTACACCACTATCGCTTTTTAAAACTCCTGTTGCTAATCCTGTAATTGTCAAACCGCCAATAGCTATTGGATTAGTTGTAGTTGCTCCATTATCTGTAACGCCTTGTAAATCTGCGCCTGTGCCTATTGTAGCTGATAATTGTAGTAAGGTAATTTTTCTACTTACTCCTGTAATAGGATCGCCTATAATTGTTAAATCAGATCCCGTAGGCGTCATCTCTGTCGCTAACTGATTAATTTTTTTTGATTCCATTAATAAGTATAATTTGTAGGCACCTGGCACCTGTTGTTTATAAATGGTAAATTCAAAGTAATATCACACTTGACGCCTGCTAAAAAATCAGGATCAGATTCCGTGAAATACGTCATTGGAATATTATCCCCGCAAGTCCAAGTAACTACCCCATAATCCATTGGGTATCTTAACTGCGCAATAAAATCCTGTGCTACCAATGTTTGATCCGATAAAACTTCTGTTTCGTTTGTTTCCTCTGATAGCATCCTATCCATAAAGTAAAAACTAAAATTGAAATTTATTTCTTTAGCACCTATTGTAGCACCTGTTAACGTAAAAAACATAGCAGGATAAGTAACCTCTGCATTGCTTAAACGTTCCCAGACATCCCCAAAGTAAACAAAATTAATTTGTTCGTGGTCGTTTCCTATCTTTGTCAGTTCGCTGACAATCTGATTCAAAGTCATATTAAGCGTAAATTAAAGGTGTATTATTTTTATTTTTTCCAATAAGTTTCATACTTAAAGCAGTTCTTTTTAATCCTAAAGCGTCAGCCGCTTCTTTTATACAGGAATAAAAAATTCCAACTTGAGTATTTAATATAACTTTTGCCATTGGGTGATCGCCATTTTTATATTTATCTTTTCTTGCTTCGCTAAATTTCTTTAACGTTTCGGGTTTATATTTTCTATTTTTGCCAATAATTGAAAACTTTTCCCTTAATTCTTTTGAATAAAAAGCCGGTTTGTCTTCATTTTTTGGTAAAACTAAATTCAATCCACCAAAATCAGCAGAACTTTTAAACAAATCCCCAAATTCTCTTTCTTTATTTAATCTTTCTTCGGGTTGACATTCACATAAAACTTCAAAAGAATGATTTATAAAGCCATATTTTTCAAAAGACCTAAACAATAAAACTTGTTTTTTAGCATGACCATTTTGATAAAATTTATATCGTGCTTCTAAATCAATAGAAGAACCAACATAAACCCTGTTATTTGGTGATACAATTTTATATACTCCGCACTTTTTTATCATTACTTTTTTCTTTGACAGGTTTAATGTCATTCTTTTTTGCTTTTTCCAAATAAACCTTTAGCTTATTTTGGTTTTTTATAGTTACTTGTTTACTCATATTAGCAGCATCCAATATTACCTTGATACCTTTCCTCGAATGTTTTTCTATGCTTGCCGTCATAATCATCAATACAACAAGCATCACCTAAATACATTGAAACTGTATATCCTTCATTATCAGGCTTGATTGAATCAATACCACTACCAAAGTTTAAATAATTAGGATATAAAGCATTGTTTTGTTTTAGGTATTTAATTAATCTTTGCTTGTAAAATTCTGCTCTTGCCTTGTATCTATTAGCCACATCAATCATATCCTGCATTGAAGGGTTTTCCTGATTCTCACCTGACTTTCTTAAAAGCCCTTTGTTATAAAACTGAAACGATAACCCTTGTGGTAATTCAGACATTACAAAATAAATCAATGTATCTACAATGTAATCATCCAATAAGGTCGTTTGTAAATTTGTATATGTGTTTGTATCAACTGCCGTCTGTAATTCATTGTAAAGTGCAGATCCCAATGCAGGCAAAATATACATATCTTGCGCCGTCTTGATTTCAGGCAATACTAATTTTTCATCTACGTTTGCGTGCAATCCTGTTCTGTCCTTAATTGACTGAACTGATATAAATAAAGTATTCTTGCTCATTATTTTTTTCTTGTTACTATGTTTGAAACCCATTGATGTCTGCAACTTGGCTCGTGGTCATTAGTACCTGGCTTTGTGTACCAACCGCCCTTACGATCCCATACCGAATAACCTAATCTTGCACTCATTAACTCTATTTCGCTACGGCTATAAACCTTGTTTGCTTCTAATAAAGCCACGCAAAATGGACGGCTTGTATCCTTATCTGCATTGCTAAACCCTGCTTTCCATTCATAAGAATATCTAATTAGCAACTCCGTTGTCTGTGGCTTAATTTTTTCTATAATATCCTTTAATGGCTCTGTCAAGGTATGTTCTGTAATCACATTTTCATCAATCCCTGTACCTATTGTGTATTGCTTAGGTTGGATATGCCCATCATCAATCAATTTTTTAATCACTTGATTGATAGTATCCACGTTTTGATCTAAGGTAGTCGCCAATACTTGCGGCGTTATTCTTTTATCCTTAGCCATTAAATCAAGCACATTGGCTTGTAATTGGTTTACCTCTGCAAATAACTGATATTCAGAATCGTCGTTAAAGCGCGTTCTTGACTTCCAAATATTGTATGAAGCCTTATCCTCGCCAAACTCAAAAAACACGCTAAAATCGTCCTTAAATTGCGCAGATTGCACAACTGTAACCGCTTCCTCTGGTGCTTGGTATTTGCTCATGTCAATCCCCGCCTTTTCAAGTAACCATTCCTTAGGTGCAATTTCCTTTAAAAGATTCTCTGTAAACTCAAATCCGATAGGCTCGGTTGGGATAATATGTAGTTCTGCGTCCTCGATACCTCTGTACTTAAATAGCATATTAAATACACTTTCAAGGTGCATTTGCTTACTATTAACGTAAGTATTTTTAAATATTTCGTATCCGTCGCGCATTTCTGAACGGCTGCCTAATTTACCAGCCTCTGCAATACCAAAGATTGATGGCGTTGTAATCTGATGCCCTGAAAATATATTAGTTTGAATTAAAGAATCCACACGACCGAAATCCTCTTTTGTTATATCAGAAGTGCCTAAATCATCAACGATAGGTTTTCTTGCGCTATCATTTACAAAAGCTAAAATGAACTTCTTGCCATCTGATCCGCTAAATCTATTCGTGAAGCGTTTTTCAATATTACGCTTTTCATCATCCGAAGGCTCGCCATTAGGCAGGGTAATAAGTTTACTTGCAGAAAACCCTGTCTGTGCATTACCTAAAACGTGCTTAGATATTTCAATATCTGATTCTATGTAATTAAGCGCACCGAAATAACCTGGTAAAGAATAGTAACCCATATTTGGGCGATATTCTTTTATGTAAAGAATCTGCTTGCCGTATGGATTAGCAGGGTTAAAAGCAGTATAAACCTCCGCTTTTTCTGCCCTATCAGCCCAATCTTCTTTATACCAAAATTGTGTATTGTCTTTATTAGTACGAATCTTAGTGTAATCGCAATGCCAGATTTCGCTTAACTGACCTGCAACTGACCAAATGATTTCTAAATAATAACCTCCAAATAATTCAGCATCCAAAGATACTTTTCTTGTAAGATCCTCAAGGCTTTCCATTCTATTGACTTGCTCAATAAAAGGCTTTGCCTGCTCGCTTCCTGTCCAACCATTTGCAGTAATATAATGTACCTTGCTTTTTATAATAGCATTATGCTTAGCTGACTTATTAAAAAGTTCAACTAAGTAATTTGGGTAATCGTTGCGATCGCCATATTGAATATACCCTTCACCTTTCTTTTCTTTAAATTCAGGCTGCTTGGCTTCCGCAAATGTTAGTACTCTTAAATCCATTATTGTCTTATTTTATAAGTGTCCGTTGTAGTATATTCCGTGAAATTGAAAGGCGTTCCGACTAACTCCATAATCCCTGATTCTAATAAATTTAAACCCGAAGGATTTAGGTTAGATGTACTTGTCTGTTCGTATATATCGTAATCATATTGACCATTTAAAGCAGTACTAAAATTAGTATTTGTAACAATACTAAACTCATTGTATCTGTCCTTAAATTGGCTTATATCTGTGTTATTTAACATAACAAATTTAACCTCTGTATTTGCGCTTCTATTAGTAAATACAAATAAATAGTTAGGATTCGTTAATAGTTGCTTTTCAGTTAAAGTCAAAATAATATTTTGGGTTTGTCCTTTTGTTAACCTAATCATACTACTATATAGCTAAAAAGCTAATTTGTTGCATATCCTACAATAAAAAACCGCCGAACCAATTAAGGAACGGCGGCAAACCTATAAACCTATGAAAAAACTTAAGCTCCTGCTGTTGTCAATACAGAATAAACTGCTTGTGCAACGCTTGGTGCTAATTCTGCTTCTGATCCTGTAAAGGTTAAAGTGAATCCACTTCTATCGCCTTGTGTAGTACCCGTGCCAGCAGTACCAGCAGTTAAATCTAATCCTCTTGTTTTACCAAGATACCAATATACGCCATTTGAATCTTTTACTACTGCGATCAAAGTGTTTTGAGCAAGTAATAAAATTTCGTTTCTTGTAGCGGTTTGTAATTTATTTAATACAACCATTAGTTCCTGTGCATAAAATACTGTTCCATTCTGTACGTTTGTAGTGATTGTTTGATTCATCATTGATGTATCTTTCACTTGCTCGTATTTGTAGAACTTCTTACCAGATGCCTTTGTCAATGAAGTAATTACCCCACTCGCTTCGGTTGTAGCAGTTACGTTAGCCGCTTCTATGAAATATACTTCCGTAACACCGCCTAAACTATCTCGGCAGTCTAAAGTATATCCTTGTGTTAATGCACAACTCATTGTTAATTAATTTAATATTTTATTAAAAATGGGGAGCGGTTAAACTCCCCAATAATTATGCTAAGATAAACTTAACGATCTCGTCTGGGAACGCTACGTTTACACCCATTTTGAACTCAGATACGAAACGAACTTGATCAGCTTCTTTTGCGTAGAAGATTTCAAATTTTTCCTCTTCGTTCAACAAGTCTGTACCTAAGAACAAGTTAGATAAACGCATTGCGTAAACCTTGTTAGTTCCGTTCAAACCTGCAAGTGCTACAACTTTGATCATAGTACCTGGTAATACGAACTCGCTATCAGCTTTCACATCAATTGAATAATGGAATTGATTTGCGTTCTTTAATGCAACTGTGTAAGTTCTGAAAACATCTTGACCACAGAAGATAGTCATATCTTCAGCAGCTACAACTTGTGCAGGGATTGCTTGATAAACACCATCAAAAATACTGATTACGTTATCAGCAGTGATTGAGCTTAAAGGCGCACCTGAAATGTATGTAGAGCTATTAGCAGCTACAACACCAGAAGCAGCACCGATTAACTTAACAAGTCCGTCAAATCTTGATAGATTAGCGTTACCTGAAGTTGTATCACCTTGCCATAAAGCAACCTCTAATTGAGCAGCAATTGTTTTTGCTTTCTTATCTGCAAATTCTTGCTCAAAAGGAATAGAATCATACATTGATCCTGTTGGTAATGCTTTTTGTAAGTACTTAGATTCTAAGTCTTTAGGACATAGAGCTTCGTTTACTTTAATTTTTCCAACTGTTACTGTTCTTTGAGTAAAAGTTGTAGAACCAGATGCGGTAAATCCGCAAGATCCACCTGCTTGGAAGATCGCGTCTGTGTCCATAATGTTGATAGTTTCTGCGCTTTTTACGCCTACCATTACGTTACCTGCGCTCTTAATTAAAGCTGCAGTCTTTGCACCTAATACAGAATCAGTTACCAATAAGGCTTCGTTTTGCTCTGTATAAGCGGCTAATGCGTCTACGTTAAATCCCATTTTATTTAATTTTTAGTGTTTAAAATTGCGTTTCTGTATTTTTCTAATCTTTGTTCTTTAATACCTTTTGTATTAACAAACTCATTAAAGCTATTTGGTTTTCTAATAGGATCTTCGCTTGGCGTATTTGAAAGTGCTTCAATCAATTCAGCTACTTGTGCAAATCCTTGCTTAATCTTATTTTCTAAATCCAAAACTTTTGCGTCAGATAAATTTTTAGCTTCAACTAATTCAGCAATCTTTGCTTCAAATTGTTCAGCCATTTCCTCCAACTTTTTATCTTTGTAATCTGCTCCTGCCTCAACTTCTGTGTCAACTTCTGGGCTTGCTTCTACTACTTTAGTTTCAATAGCGGTAATTTTTCCGTTCTCGTCTAAAGTAATTTCTGTTCCGTCCATTAATTCGTGATCACCTGCTGGTGCTGGTTGTCCTTCAATTGTTACTAATCCGCCAATCTCTAAAGCTGAAATCTCAACCTTAGTTCCGTCCATTAATGAATATTCTGCCATCTCAACCTTAGTCTCTTCAACATTAGGCTCAATAACTTCATCTTCCTTAACAGGCGCAGCGTTGTCCTCAAACAAAGCCTTAATTTTTAAAATTGCTTCCTGTGCGTTCATACTTTTTTTATTATATAGTTAAAAAATAAATAGTTTATCACTTAACCTGTGATAATATTTTTTTGATTGCATCAACCATAGACGCAACCTTGTTTACTTCCTTAGGTTTATAGGTGAATAACCCTTCTACGCTAAAGCCCATTATATCCCCGCTTTTAACCTTAGCCCAAGCCTCGTCATTATCTACAATCATAGATCCAAACCAACTGCCAACAGGTGCATCCTCAAAGCCTTTCATTGGCATAATACCGCGCGAAGGATCTGATATAAAACTTTCAAATAAGGTAACGCCCTCAAATTGTTGCTTAGAATCGTGCATTAAATTTACATTGCTTTGGAAGCCCTTTTTAAAAAACTTCTGTACAATCTTAAGAATAGTGTCCGAACTAAAAGCAACATAGTAATCGCCATAAGTAGCATCAGACCTAAAAATAGGCGTGTCAGCCAACATAATAGCACCCGAAATAATACGACGATCTTCATTTGTTACCTCAAATTTTTGGGTTTTATTAAATGCGTTCCAATTTCTTTGTATTGCTGGGCGATCTACTAATGCAATAAAATCAACTTGTGAATCATCATCTATGCTATCCGTAATGTCTAACATATAAATAGGTATCTCTGTATTCATATCTTTAAATAGTTTATTTGTGAATATTTATCGTTTAACTAAATCTTGCTCTTTGTCTTATGGCTGCCATTCTTTGCTGATTGCCTGTTACGTCTGTTTCAATAACGTAAGCCCTGACTGCCTGATTGCCTAAATCATTAATTGATTCCCTGCTTATATTTGTAGTTTGTGGCGTTGGTAATTGTGGAACAATAGGTGCTTGAGCCGTTGGTAAATTACCTCCTTGAACTCCGCCTCCGCTTCCTGATTTGAATTTAGATATAGAAGCAGCAGCAATAGTAGCAATAGAAGCAGCAGCTCCAATTTTTAATGTAGCTATCTTTTTTGTACCAATAGCAGCAGCAGCAGCAAAGGCTGGATTTGGAATACCTGGTGGCAAAATTGCAGGAATAGCAAGTGTATCAGCAGTTACTTCTGCAATAGCACCAGTAGTATTAGTTATAATTCTACCTATTTCTAAGGCTTTTGATATTGCAAAAATTATGTTTGCTAATTTCTCATTATCCCCTGCTAATGAAGATAATAAACCTAAACCTGATTGAGCTATTTGAAATTTAGCTTCTTGTAATTCTTGATCTGCTTTTAATTCTGCTTCCCTTTCTTGTTTTTTACTATCTGTTATTTCTTTTTCAAGATCCCTTTTTAAATTAGCATATTTAGTAATAATTTCTAATCTTTGGTTTTCGTCTAATTCTAAATTAGATAACTCAATTTCTTTCAGTTCTGCTAAATATGCCTCTTTATTAGCAAGTCTTTGTCGATCATTTTCATAATCATTATCTAATAAATCATTTTCATAATCAATATCAGTAATTAAATTCTGCATTTCTTGATAAGCTAATTCTCTTTTTTTATTAGCCCTTTCCTCATCAAGTTCCATTAACCTTTGCTGAAGCTCAGTATCAAACTTTTCGTATTCCTCTGCTGCTTTTATTTTAGCTTCGTTAGCTGCTATTAAATCTGCTTCCTCTTTTTTCCTTATAGCTTCATCATCAATGGCTTTTTGTTTTTTTCTTTTTGCCTCTTGATTATCTAAAATTTTAATTTCAGTATTTAAATCTGCTATTGATTGTAATTCCTCAGCAGTTGCACCTTTTATTAAACTTAATTGTTTTTGAATCCTATCTCTCTTAGCATCATATATTTGCTTTTCTTTGCCGTTTTGTGATTCTAATTCCTTAATAATTCTATCTGCTGACTTTATATAAGCATTCGTTGCCTCTGTTAATGCTTCTGCATTTCTTTTAGCCTGACTTGTTATACCTACAAAATCTGTAATTCCTTGAACAATTAATTTTACCTTATCAGCAAATTTGCCCAAATTTGGAAAAAGATCATTAATTACTTTTTTTACTTTTTCAAAATTAGCAATTAATAAACCTATTCCTACAACCAATGCGCCATAACCTGTTGCTATAATTGCAGTTCTTAATGTACTAAATGCAGCTACAACTTGAGTTTTAATAACTACTCCTAATAGTTTAAATGATTCAATACCTTGACCAATTGCCTGTATGCCCTGTGTAAGAGCTAATGCAGATTGAACTTTAACTAAAGTTTTTTCTAAGTCTTTTGATTCAGAACCAAATAAACCCATTGCCCCTTGAACTGCGGCGAATCCACCTGCGACACCTGACAAAGACGCGGTTAATGCTTTAAATTTTTCATCTGGATTAAATGTCTCAATTAATTTATTTGCATCTTGTATCGTATCTTTTATGCCTGCTGCTCTTTTTGCTGCTTCAATAGCTTGTACTGAATTAGCACCAAACTTATTGGATAATATTACAACTTCGTCTTGTGCTTGCTTTAATTGATCTTTAAGGGTTGCTAAAGATTGTTCGGCTTGGTTTGTATTGACGTTTACGTTTAAATCTAAATTCTCTGCCATTATAAAAAATATTTTGTTTCAATAACCTTTAATAAACTAATTTTTGTTGTCTTGTATTCCATTGGGTTAAACCCGTCAACCTTATTCAGCCTAAATAATACCCCGTCAATCCAATAAAACTTACTAAAATCTAAATTCATAATATCAACAGTATCTAATAAAGCCGAACAAGTTAATAGCTTTGAATCTTTGCTTGTTATTTCAGCTATGTATTCACTATGATACGCGTTAAATACATTAGTTGTAGGATAAGTTGTAGCACTAAATTGAATCTCAAAAGGCACGCCAAAGTTAATATCGTTTGTAGGCGTATATGGATCGTTTAAATGCCCACCATATCCATAGGTAGTAAGGGTATCAAGGACTGATAAACTATTTAATATATTATAACTCGTTCTGCCTGTTATCTTTTTAGCTTGCATAATCCTGATAACACTATCCATTGAATTTTCTTTTGTGTTATTATCAGATACTTTATAAATAGCAGGGTAAATTTTATCCGTACCTGTCTTTTGGTATAAAACACTTGGCGCAAATATTACATCAAGCGTATCTGTTTCTTTGCTAAAATCAAATTCAGTATCAAAAATCCTATCACCGTAACTTTCATTATATTTTTTAAAATAATTCTCATTATAAAAATCATTATCCTGTTTAAACTTATAATGGAAATATCTTGCATTTAATTCACTCATTGGCTTGATACTCAAAGGCTTAGCCCTATCTATCTTATTAGACCAATCTAAAGCCGTTGCACTTGTTTCTGGATAAAAATTAATATATGGTTTTATCATTATCTTTTTATCATCCCAAGTATCCTCATACACATATAAATTAAACATCTTTGTAATGCTTAAAAAAAAGTCTCTTTGAAATATACCTTTAGGGATTGTGTCATTAATAACTAATCCATCCCCATAGGCTACGTCAACAGGCACAGAAGATTCAGAAAAAAAAGATACTTCGCCCTCTGTTATCGTAACAGGTGGATCATCCCTATTCGGTGCAGTATTTGTAAATCTAAAACTTATCGCGTCATTTGTGTTTATCAATAATTCAAACTCCCCGCCTATTCCAACTCCGTCAGCAAAATTTAATTCATAAACGCTTACGCCATTTTTTAATATATAAAAAACTCCGCTTGTTGAATCTCCTGAAAATGAATAAATCATCTTTAAAGTTATAGAAGCTGCGCCTGTATAAGTAAATACGCTATTAGATGAACTTGCAACTAATCCTGATCCTGTTACTGTTGTAAACCTATAAAGGCTTGTTCCTGTTATTTCAAAGTCAGTAGTTCTTGTTGCTACAGGAAAGTTGCTTGTAGTCTTTGTTAAACTCTTTTGATTGTGCGGAATTATAAGTCTGTTAAATAATTCCTGATCGCCTGGCAATAAATCTAAAGTATATGTATAACTCGTTCCTGCAAATATCTTTTCTAAATACTCCGCTACATATAAGGCAGGACGAAAGGCTTTTACTTGAAAGTTAACTTTGTCTGTACTTACATTTCCGTAGTCAATTAATGGATAAAAGTAACCTGATCCTGGAACGCTATCCCAACTTGCTTTTATATTAGTTACATCATAAACGTGATCGTATGCGCTGAAATCTAAATCTGTCAATCTTTTATTTCCTAATGTAGTTATAAACCCGCCCAATTCCCCAAAGACAGAGCATTGATATTCAATCGTTTTATCATCAATTACAATTTCTAATATTCTTAAAGTCCCTTTAAATATTTGGATTTTATCAATAAATATTTTACAATTAGCTTGCTTTGAAGCATTAAAATTGTAGTTAACATTCGGTAAATTATTATCCGTATCATTTGCATTTGCTAAATCAAATATGAAGCCAAATATTTTATTGTTTGTAGCCGTACCTGTTATAGATATGGTTTTACTATACGAAGTGTTTTTACTACCAAAGTCGGTAATATCATCAATCGTATAAGTAAACTCGGTACTAATATCTTGTACTAAATCAAGTCTATAATCTTCTATGTATATTTCTGTACTAATCATTATCTAAATTGACTATTTGTATATTTACCAACTTCGATTCCTATTTCAAAATTAAATAGCCTATCGCTTACTTCTAATTTATACTCGTAGTTCGTATCTGCTATTGTTACAGGGAAATATGCACCTTGTACCTCCATATAACAAATAGTACTTGCAACTAATTGAGCAAGCCATTCGTAATCCTGTTGGCTAACCCAATCGCTTATTAGCTTGTATTTATCTGTATGCTGAATAGCGTAATTTAAAGTCGTTTCATTGTACCTATTGTAAGCATCATTGTTTTTCATCTGATTGCCTACTAACTGCCAATCATTGCGTCTATATGAAGCCCTCTTGAACTCGCTTGATCTTTTATTAACCAAAGCAAATTTCATAGTATCCCAACCGCCTAATCTATTAAGAAAGTGTAAATTGTATTGCTTAAACTTAGGATAGCACTTTTGAACAAACTTAAGTTTACGCGATTCTGCCACCCCTAATTTCAAATAAACATTATAGCCGTAGGTATTCTCTGTTATTAATGTCCTACCTGCGAAGGTATTAATATGCCCTGCTTGTAGGTTAAATAAATTCATCTGTCCTGTTAGCGTTACGCTTCCACTTGCCGTATCAATAACCGCACCGCTTTCGTTAATTACATCTATAAAAGCATTGTAAGATCCTGCAGTTATCTTTAGATAGGTAGCAAAAAAGTTATCGCCGTATTCTAATACAATGTTATTTGTATCCCTTTCCGTAAGCCAATCATCTGTGTAGTTTTCTAAAAGTAAATTATCATAGTAATCAGATAAAACCAAAGGCGTGTTATTATTGACAAATAGAATGTCCGCAAATAAAGGCGGGTAGTAGTTATAAGCACTTAAATTACCAGATGCTAAATTATAATTACTAATTGATCCTGACGCATTTAGATATTCCTCGCCTACTCTATATTGATAATCAACTTTAATCTTATCATTTGTAGCCACAAGAATTGAATTACCAGAAGGCTCAAAGTAGTTTTGAACATAAGCCCTAACCACAGGACTTGAATTGTAAATGCCATAGCTACCTTCTGCGCTCGGTGCTGGGTATATCTTTGTTCTGCTAACCTGTGCGCCATCTATGAATATATCATAAATAAACTTAAAGGAAGTTTCGCCTACATTTGTAGAACTTGCTACAAACCAAAGGTCGTCGTGCATACTGCTATAAGTTGCAGGACTACTTTCTATCGTTATTGCCATCTTTTATTTCGTTTGCTATTTGTTTAATTTTTATTTCAACATCAAATCCTAATGCTGCATTCATAATCTTTTGAAAATCTGCTCCAAAAACAGTATCCCTTGCCTTATCAAAATACCTCGTAGATCTTAAACCCTTAGTATGTATTGATCTTGCTATTGCCGCTGCTAAACTCTTTTTGCTATCACTTCCCTTTAATTCAACCCCAAGTTTGCTATATTTTTTTACTGCAACTGTTTTTAGTTTATTATATTTAAGCCACCCGTCTACAACCGATATAGGTAATGACTTTTTGTTGCTTTTAAAAGCGTATGGCGTTTTGCCGTCTGCCTTTATGTTTTTGGTTCCCTTTACACCTTGATTGACAAAATCCCAATACTTAGACGCAGGCTCACTTTTAGGGTAACCCATTGACAATGTGTAAATAGTTCCAAACTTAGTAACCTGAAATCTAATGTCAGCTATATTACCCGAAGCAATAGAATTATTTGCGTTTAGATTATCAATAGCTTGTTTTTGAAAGTCTGCGCCATATTTAAGCAATATTGCTTCAATAACAGGTAAACCTTCGGTGGTAGTTTTCTCCTCTCCTAATGTTTCTAAAAAACCATCTGCTATCGCTTTTGCCTGTGCTTGACTAATACTCATATCTTTAAATAGATAAATGGCTTAAATATACCGCACAAAAAACCCCCACCATATAGGCAGGGGTAAACCACAAATCTATAAACTCCTATGTAACTCTCTATCGTAATCCGCTTTTGCTTTTAAATAAGATAATGTATTTAAAGCCTCTATTGTTGATCTGATATAAACTTCCTCAACTCTGATATTTTCGTGGTCGGCAATAAGTTTGGCTGAATAATGCCATCCAAAATACTGCATAAATCTGTTACCACTTGGCTGCATTGGGCTTTCGTCTGCCCCGTCATCATCATTTTGGTCACCAAATAATCCCTTGTAACTTCGATCCAATTTCTGTATACTTGATAAAAAAAAACCAACGAAAAATAAACGTCTTGAAAATTAGCTTGTAAAATATCCTCCGCATAATCTTCGTGCTTCGCTGCGTCGTACTTATCATCAACCCATAAGCCAAGCCAATTTCTTTTCTGTGGCATAACCATTGTAGCACCTAACTTATGCAGGTTGCCGTATATATCCCCTACAAATGCTTTGCTTTCTACATACCTTCCGAATGGCATTTTATTAATATCATAAATAGGTCGGTATCTTCTGCCATTTACTTTTATGATCTTTACAGGTTTACCTTCTGGCAAACTATTTAAAAAATCACACTCTTTTAGCTTTGCCTTGTATTCTGCTTGGGTTAAGCTATCAATCTGGTTTTCAGTCATATTGTAAACAATGCCGATAAGTTTAAACGACTTTTCTATTTCGTCGTCTTGCTTATTTGCAAGGGTTTTTACAATATTCTGATATTGCCAAACGCTAATGTTATTCCATTTCATAGCACGAAGTTACTAAAAGTTCCTCAATATCATCATCCGATTCTAAGATTTCGTCAATCTTATTTAATACGTCTGCGCAAGTAAAGGGCTGCCCTGTCTTGCATTGCTGATCCACCCAATCCCTAAGGTCAATTAATTGTTTCATATTGTTTTAGTTTAATCAATCCATTTGCCGTGCGTTCTTAGATGCCAAAACCTATGCTTTAATACATCAATAACTAAAGCAAAAAAAGTATCAGCTTCGTAAGTACCTGCATTGCAGATTAGTTTAAATTTTGGTTTCATAGTATAAATTTTTTTAGTCCGTTTGCGCTTGTCATTATTGCCTCCGCCCTTTGTGTAAGGCTTTCAATCTGGTTTAGTAATTCCGCCTTATCCTTTGTGCAATAGTATCCGTTTGATGTACCCATAACAGGAAGTATGCCTTCGGATCTTATAAAGTTAATTATCTTCCTTAATCTTGGCTCGCTAAATAGCTTGATGCCGTACCTGTCTCTATTTTCGTTTATTGCGTTTACAATATCCGCACCCTTAATAGGATTATCTTTAGTCTTAGTGTTTAAGCCTTTGATTATTATAGGGACAAGTTTCTTTTCGTCCTCTGTTAATTCCTTTGTGATTTCCTCAAAGTTAGTTATCATATTATAGGTTTTAAGAAACGTCTGCTATTGCTAAATTAATCATTTTTAATTGAATCCTTAACTCTTTATTTTCTTTTTCTTTTAAGCCTAATTCCTTTTCAATCTTTGCAATCCTTTCTATAAGTAGCTCATTTTCAAGACGAAGCATATATTCTTGCCCCATTAAATAATTGTTCTTTGTCATAAAATAGATTTAAAATAACCACCCCAAGTTTGACTAATTACTATCAGGTTATTAATATTTGAAATGAGGTGGTCAAGATTTATAATTTGTTTAATTTTTCTTGTTCGATTTTAGCATCTGTATCTTCCTCCTCCTCGTCCTCCTCCTCCCAATCGCAATGCTCTAAGCAGTCAGGACAAATGTCAATTTCGTAAAAATTAGTATGTGCGCCACAGCAAGTTGAATAAGGCATAGTTATATCATTTTTTCTTTTATACATTTGCTACAATACCATAACTGATGACCACTGCCCTTACTTGTATAATATAATTGGTAAGTATGGCCTTTAAGCGAGCAAATAAATTCCTTCCAAAACTTTTGATATTTCCATTTTCGTAAATACCTTTTTAATTCTTTTTGTTCTTGTGTCATAGATTTTCTATTAAAGCCGTTAATAATAAAGCACCGCCCATAATATACCAGAACCATTTTGCGGATAGGCTTTCCGCTTTGTATTGCTCGTTTCTTTTTTCTTGTAAGGTTTTTAATCTGTTCATATTGGTTTGTTTTTGGTTTTGTTATACAAATATACACCTTTTAAACATATTCTATACATTTAAGGTACTTTTTTTTGTAAAAATTATGTTAAAATCTATAAACCTTTAAAAATCAAATAGTTGTGGTTTTATCAATCACAAAGAAGCCGTTTATCAATCAATAAGCCTAAGCAAAGGCGTAACGCCCTGATCCCCTTTTATAGTTAAAGTTCTGCCAAGCTAAAGCCAATGCCATAACGCAATCGTCGTGGAATCCCGAAGGCGCAGAATAGCGTACCCCGTTAGCCGTAAACTGATATTCAAATATATCTAATTCGTCAACAATAACTCCTTCTGGATAGCTTATCTTGCCCTGTTGTATTGCCTGTGCCAAGCCCTCCATTAGTTGCTGCTTTGATTGACTTGTAAACTTTAAACCTTCTATATTTATTCCTTCTCTTTTTAAGTCCTCAAGGATAGGATCACCTACACCCGTGCTATCTGCTAATATAGGCGCAATAGGAAGCCTTCTTATTGTTTCCTTAGTATTATGCCAATCCATTTGAAAGCGGTCAAAATAAGCCACATTGCCGCTACTATCAAGCCCTATGATAACAGTGAAGTCAACTGACTTAGCAAGGTCAATTCCATAAGCTACGATTTGCTGACTTGATATAGGACGAATGCAGTTTTTTATATAGGCGTTCCCAAAAGGGTTGGCACTATTCTCGGAAGGGTTTGCAAGGTATTCCTGCTCAAATACAACCTCTGGCAACTGCAATCGTGCCTCGTCTATTTCCCTTGTGTTAATATAAGGATTATCGTATGTACTAAATTTAAAAGACTGCCAATCATTCTCGCCTTGTTTCATAAACATAGAGTAGAAAAAGTTCTTACCTCTTGGCGTAGATAGGAATACAGCCTTACCTTGATAATCGGTTAAGGTTGGGCGTATGCTATTCTGCCATCCTGATTCTAAGTCAGGGATAAATGCTGCCTCGTCTATGATAACTAAATGAAACTTGCGACCTCTTAAATTGTCTAATCGTTCCCCTGTATAAAATTCAATTGATCCATTATTAGGGCAATAGATTTTAAGGTTGCTGATATTGTTTTTAAATGGTAGTGCTGCGGTTAACCTTTCAAAGAATGTTTTAGCTAATTTATAGGTAGGTGTAATATAAGCAACCTGCCCTCCTTTAATTGATTCACTAATTGATAGTATCTGCGATAGTTCTGATTTACCGAAACGACGTCCGCACATAACCACAATAAAACGCTTGTCGCATTCTAATATCTTCTTTTGGTTTATATGCGGATTGGGTAATTCTATGCGCATTATAAAATTGTTTTGCCTTCAACAAACACAACCTCGATTCTTGTATCCTGCTGAATATCCATTTGTTCTTTGGGCTTGCCATATACTCGGGTTAGCAAAGTATCTAAAGAATACAGGCTACCCTTTTCTAAAGACTTACGCATAGCTGCGGCAATAGTCTTTTCTAATATCGTTGCCTTTGGGTTATCCCAAACCTTTTTTAATTCCTCCATATCCATTGACATCATCACTTGGATCGTATCGTTTATTTCGCTTAGCTTGTAACCTTGCTCTTTCAGTAGGCTAACGTATTTACGCGGACGTCCGTTTGGGTTACCTGATTCGCCTGGTTTAAATGGTATTAAATGTTCTTTGCTCATTCTGTTATTGTTCTGTTTTTATATACGCTTGTCCGTTTCTTTTTATTTCTAAAGTCGGGTCAAGTTTTTTCATTCTATCTACGATTACTTGGCAGTATTTTGGGTCAAGTTCCATCAAATATGTTTTAACTCCTAATTGTTGTCCTGTAACCATTGTTACCCCACTACCACCAAAAAAGTCAGCAATTGACTTTATATTGCCTTTTGTTTTTTCAATACACCATTCAACTAATGAAACAGGCTTTTGTGTTGGATGTACTCTATTTGTTTTTTCAGATGCTTGTGTAAATTGTCTTACAACGCTTCTAATGTTAGTCCAAGCTAACTCACAATCAGTTTGGTCGCTACCTCCATTGTTTTTATCCCAAACCAACCAGCATTCGCTATCTGGCAATGCAGATGAATAGTAATTTGCACCCCACCAAATATGATGTGCTTTTGGATATAATGAATAAACTAAATTAAAGCTATCTCTTGCCACATCAGTATTATCATCGCCCATAATATCTTTCCCATATTTTTCCTTTAATACACCGCTTTTACTAACTGCATTCATTCCGTATGGTGGGTCAGTATGAACTAAATCTGGTTCATTACCATTCATAAGTTTAGTAATATGGTCTGAATCAATACTGCTTCCACAAAGTAATCTGTGTTCGCCTATCTCAAATAAATCTCCTAATACTATATCCGTTTCAACTCCGCCATCTGGAACGGCAAAATCATCTTCCTCTGCCTCTAATACTTCTTGTTCAAAGTTTGGTATATCTAAACCCCATTCTGTTAATAGTTGCTCATCCCAATTATTCGCGAGTTCGTTCCAGTCGTGTTCCCCAAAAGCCACATTATCTTTTATAATAAATTCTTTTTGCTTCTGCTCATCCCAATCAACTATATCAACATTGATTTCTTTTAATCCTGCTTCTTTAATTGCCTTTAGGCGCATATTCCCGCCAAGTACAACCATATCTTTATTGACTACAATAGGACGCACGTTTAACATATCAGGGAAATCCTGTATTGACTTTACAAGTTTTTTAAACTTCTCGTCTTTAATTAAACGGGGATTGTTAGGATTAGCAATTACTTCCGTGATCTTTACTTTTTTTATCATAGGTTTGTTTTATCTACCTTGTTTTACATATTTCTTAGTAGGTTTGTCTTTTGGACCAAATCTCTTTTTGTATTTACCGCATTTCCTTTTACCAAAATTAACCTTTTTTGAATCACTTTTAACCTTTGCCATTGATTTTTTTATTATGTATGTCTTTTAAATAATCATAATGCGTCTTTGTATCCCCCATTACAACGTGGCATTGTCTACATAATGCCTGTAAGTTTTCTATCGTGTCCGCGTTTTTAGATCCTCCCATTCCCCTTGCATCTATATGATGTATGTCCACTGCTTTAGATCCACAAGCCTCACAAGGTATAAAGTCCTCTATTCCGTAACCGAAATAATCAAGATATATTTTAACGTGCTTTTTCATTATCGATTTGTTCAAGTTTCTTTTGCGCCCAAGCTACACCCTCGTCGCCTCCCCAAGCTAACCACATTAAAGCACCGCAATCATTTTTAGGATCACCCTTGCTGTTTTCTCTGTGCCTTTCAAAACTTGCCATTCTTGCTATCGTGTCCCTTGTAATGTTTTCACCTTTAGCTAATTGATTAGCACGCGCCCAACCAACAGGCGTTCCACATTTACGATTATATTGATCCCTTATATTTATTGCTCTTTGCGCGTTTACTCTTGCGGCTTGTGGGTAGTCATTGTAACTATCTGCCATTGATACACGAATCGCAGCCCATACGCTTTGCGCTTTTTCCTCTGTATCGTATATACAAGCACCTGATCCTATTCTATATTTTCCGTTTGATTGGCATTTAATTACTGGCATTTCCTATTAGTTTATTATAAATAGCAAACCTTTGCTTATTTACTTCGTGCAGATTAAAGTGCTTATTACAATACTCGTAAAGGTCATTCCCGTACTGCTTACGCGCTGCTTGATCGTGGGTTAATAGTTTTATCCAATAATACCAATCCTTTTGACTATTGACGTGGCAAGCAGGATAAAAGCCCTTATAAGGGTGTACGTTGCTTACAATAGCAGGGTTTTTCTTTGATGCTGTTTCTAATACCTTTAAATTAGATTTCATTGAATTAAACTTAGAATCTACTAAAGGGATAAGACTAATATCAGAATCACAATAAGCTGCCATATATTCCGTTACAGGATTATAGTTATAAATCGTGGGCTTTAGTTTTAACCCGTTAGTAAAAGCACAAATCATATTATCCCAAATATGTTTTTCAGCTTCATTATACCCCGCTATGATTGTTCGTACAGGGAAATTTATGCGCTTCATTGGGTTGCGAAGTATTTCCAAGTCCTTGCCGTGTGTTCCTGATCCTGACCAAAACAACCTTACAAGATCCGATGGCTTTTTTTCTAATACAAATTGTTCCTCGCCGTATGGTATTGCGTTAGGTAATATTTCTACGTTTGTATTGTGCTTATATATTTCTTGTGCTAACCTATCATGCGTACAAGTACAAAGATCTGCTATCTGTACCCAATTGATAATCTGTTCTGAAATCTGATTTAAAATATAATGCTGATATAGTATGTGCGAAGGATCAAGCTGCCAATGATCGTCATTGTCAACTACTAATTTAAAGCCATACTTTTTGCGCCATTCAATCATTTGCTCTGGCGTTATATTAGCAAGCATCCTATTAATAACCACAATATCAAAATTCCCCTCAAATACTTCCTCGCTTATTGTATCTGTAATCAAGCAATAATCTTTTTTCATATTAACCAAAGGCATCATTATCCTATGATAACCCACGCCGCTTTGCTTACTTGTTATTGCTAAAATTCGCATCTAAGTTTTTTTTCTGTATGATATATAGGTTGGTATTTTTCCCAAACCGCTTGCGCTCTTTGTAGGCTTGCGTCCTTCATAGCCCTGTAATCTGTGCCATTCCCAACGTCGTGTCCGATATGCTCGCTTCTTAATTCTGGAATATAATAATTAGTAAATCCTGCAATCGTAGCCCTTTCTGCATAATCCCTATCTTGCATTCCGTATGGATCGTATTCGGTATTGTATCCTCCAATCGTGTCAATCAATTCCCTCGTAATAAAATTATTTCCAAATGGGGTATGTGTCTTATGTATTCCGTCCTGTAATGGCGGCAATTCCTCAACGCAATGTATACCAATAATGCCTGTTTTTGACACACGTTGCGCAAACATAACCCAATTTGACAACCAATTGGTAGGTAATAGTATATCGTTTGCCAAAATACAAACGCCATCATATCCTCTGGTCATTCTTAGTCCTGCATTTACTCCCGCGCCTATGCCTCTTTTATTTGCCACATTGCAATTAGTCCAATCGTATAAATCATAGGGTATTTGATCGCTTCCATTGTCTACTAAAAAGCAATCAGCATCATATCCAGAATTAAAAAAATTCTGATCTATAACCCTCTTTGTTAAATCGTTTCTATTTAGGGTTAATAAGATTACGGCTATATTCATTTGTTCCTAATTTTCTTGCAGGCACACCCGCGTATTTACTAAATTCCTCTGTTGATCCTTTTATAAAAGCACTTGCGCCAATCATACAACCGCGTTCAATAATTGTAAACTGATGCAATACCGCGTTTAACCCAATGTTTGAATATTCTTTAATAATTGTATGTCCTCCTATTTTAGCACCGCAGCTTATTGTAACATTATCCCAAATATGGCAATCGTGTCCGATATGTGCGTGCTTCATTATAAAACAATTATTCCCGATAATAGTCGGATCTATTGTACCCGCATCAATAGTAATTAAGCCTGTAATCATATTCCCATTTCCAATGATTACCTTACCTTTCGGCTGTCCCCAATATTTTTTATGTTCTGCTTGATCGCCTATAATACAATAAGCCCCAATATAATTGTTATCACCTAATTCAACATTATCGCCTATGATTGCCGTTGGATGTATAAAATTTGCCATATTATTGTGTTTCAAACCATTGATATAATCGCATTACCATTTCAAACTTACAAGATCCACACCATACTGATACAATGAAATTAGGATCTAAATAACTCCTATATATATGTTCGTACATTTTTAAGTCATCTAAGTCAAGATTTCTTATATATCCGTTTTTAGCACATTCATAATTGCCTATGTTAGCGGTAAGCCATTCCCTATGCTCTTGTTTTATTTCCATAAAGACCATATTAGTTTTGTTATAATTGGGGCTAAGAATCCTGATATAAACATTGTACTTGTAATATTCTGGATTAATTCAGGCAGGAAATAGTGTATTGGCGCAAGCCACGCAGCCAAGCAACTTCCACAATTAAAGGGCTTGTAATTGATTCCCCATTTATGGTGTAGGTTATGAATCTCAGTAAAAAATAATGATGCACAGATAGCAGTTATAATTGATAAAATCATTTTCTAATATTTGTTTTCATTTGTTTTTTGGTTTTATTTATCGTGCGTATAATTGACATATATGGTATGCCCGTTTTACGGCTTAATTCTTTAGCATTCTTTTTAAAGTCAATAGCATATAGTTTTAAAATTTCTTTGTTATACCAATGTAAGCCTTCCATATTTGCTTCTAACTTTTCAAACATACTTTTATCGTAATCATCTGAAACAAAATCCTGATCCACAAACTCCGTGTAGTTTCTGTAATTTTTATAAAAAGTACTTCGGTCGCTTTTAATCATATTAAGCATAATCCTAACAATATAAAATTTTAACTCATTCCTTTCAAATAATCCTACCAACTTATCATCTTCCATTTCGCAAAGAACTAAAAAAACTTCTGCCTTTAAATCATAGCGCAGTTCCTCTGGATGCATTTTATCAAATGCGTCGTTAACTTCTTTTAAAGTCCAATATTGTTCTAAAATTTCATTTTTGACCATTCAACTAATGCGGGTTTACTTTCTATTTCAGTACAAATATAAACTATTCCTCCACATTCGTAAATATCTTTTAATCGTTCCCTTTGTTCCAGGCTTAATTTATCCCCTATTTTTTTAACTTCAACTGCCGTATAAATACCTTTTTCATTATAACCTTGTAAATCAGCCCATCCTTTTTGTATTGTTCCCTTACGTTTTCCGTATGGAATATTGTTTACTCTATTTAACCTGAATCCTGCATATTCAAGGTTTTTTTTAGCCCACTTTGTTAAATCGTTTGCTGATATGTCCATTATAATGCTTCTATTTCTTGTTTAACTTCATCCCAAAAATCTAATTCCATTTCGTGCATATTCCTTCTTAATATTACTATATGCTTTAAATCTAATATTTCATCTACTGCTATTAATGCACATTGTCTTGATGCCTCATCGCTTAATCCCATTTCATCACTCGGTATAGCCATATAAAATTTATTGTATAAATCAAATGCTTTTTCTTTTGGTGTCATAATTTGTATTTAATAAGTAAGTCATAAAATTGTTTTTTAAAGGTAAGCCTATTTATGCCATTAATAGCATCTTGTCTTGTTGAATAACAGTCAAAAAAATTAATAGTATAACAATATTTGACGCTTCCGAAATGGGTATATTTAACTTGATAGACTTTCAAAATATTTAACTAATGCTAATTTTTTACATTGTAATTCAATAAAATCCTCTTTTTTAATTTCTTGGCTAAACTTTTTTGCGTCCAAAGGATGCATTTTATTTAGCCTGTATAAGTTATCTTCCCTAACTACTCTTATTGTTTCTAATATCTGTTCCTGTGTGAAGTTTAATTTACCTTGTTTTAAAAGGATCTTAAAAACCTTATCAGCATTAAATACCCTATTAAAATCTTGACGCTTTCCATTTAACCAATCCTGTTTTGTAAAATCAACTACTTCCTGTTCTGTTAATTGTTTTACGGGTTGCTCTGGCGGTGGCGGGATATTTTTACGCACTTGATTAGCTTTTGATTTATAGGCATTCATTATTCCTGATATATATTTAGGGCTAAACTTTTCGTAATGCTCAATATTACAATCAAATTTACCTTGAACTGCCATTTTAAAAGCTATGCGCATTTCTTGTATTGTAAAAAAAGGATAAGTTGATCGTATAAAATCTTCAATTACTTCTAATTCAATCTTATCAGGTAGTCGCGTAAGCCCAATCAATGTAAAGATATAAGCTAAATTTTCCCGAAGCGTTACAGGACTGATTAGGTTTAACTTATCCCCTTTAAAGGCTTCTATGATAGGCAAATCTTCCTTATCTATTAACCCACTTTGCAAGGTCGTCCATTCGTTTGCGACTTGCGGCAGTTGCGTCAGTATCTTTTGAATTTCCATATTTATTTTTATTTTGTAGCCAGGTATTTACTCGGCGTTTAATATCAAAAAACTTTTGGGCTTCATAGCGTAATTTACCACTTTTTGATGGTTCTGTCCAATAATCTATAAACTCCTGGTATGATTCATTTAATAAATTTTTATAAGGCTCTATATTATTTATAAATATATCTTTATTTACATTTATAGTTTCAGTTTCAGTTTCCATATGCTTATGCATATGCTTAGCACTTGCTTCGCTTATGCTATCATTTTTTACTGATTTAGCATTATTTCGCCTACTTTCTGTAAATTTTGACCTTCTTATGGATTCATTATACATTCTGTCATTTACAAAAAACCCATCTACTTGATCAAATTTTTCGTAAATCTCATTATCATATGCTTTGCATATGCTTAGCATATCCTTTTCTGTTAGCTTGCCTTTTTGATGTTGAAGGCATAGCAATCTGATATACTTGCCGACTTGCTCGTCAGTCATTGTAAATGTACCACTTAGAAAATCACTTGTGTAAAATAGCACTGCGGGATCTTTTGACATAAATTAAAAATGGATCGCAGGCTTACAGATAATGGTACTATCTGCTTGCCCTTGATCCAATATATTTGAACTGCGTTGTACCATAACGCTTTTTTATTCTTTTACAAACTTACTAAAATTTTCAATCTCTTTTTCAATTTCATCAACTTTTTCTTTATACCATTTTTCGGTAAACATTAGGTTTTCAGCCGTTTTTATGTTATAAATCACAGTTGTATGATCGCCAACCCCGATATGCTTTGCTATTTCGTTAAGGGATAATTGAGTATATTTTTTAAGAATATAAGCCGCCGCCTTGCGTCCAAATATAACGCTTTGCCTTCGGTTTTTTATCTGTATACTTGTATCAAATACGTCCTCAACTAATTCAACTAATCTATGCGGCAATATACTTGAAGGGACAGAACCAATTGCAATGTCATCTGTTATCAAATTAGCTTTTACTAATTCTTTATGAAACATGCGTAAACTTTGCAACTGATCTTTATAACATTGAATTAAATTGTTATACTCCATATTAAAATTCTAAATCGTCGTTCACTAATTTTGTTTCTGTAGGCGCAACGTAATTATCTTCATAGATCTTATAATCAGGCTGCGCAGGCTTATCCTTATAGGAATTAACCCACATATTGTATCGCTGCCCGTTAATTGAAAATTTAATTACTTCTTTGCCGTCTTTGGTTGTGTTTTTCCAGGCACCGATTGATTCTTTTTTTTCTGACATTTTATATTTGGTTTGTGGATTCCTCTGAATCCTGTTTAAAAAATACTGCTTTAAATTCTGAATGTTTTTCCCAATGGTTTACAAATGTAATCAATTGGTCGTATGCTTCCTTATTATACCAGGCATAATGATAAATTTTTGCTAAAAGCATCTGCCTTTCCATAGGTAAAAGGTTTTGCATACCTTTCTCTAAATCTTGATATGTTTCTTGCATTTTACTTGTTTTGGTTAGCTAATATAATTTTATAAGCCTTGTCATATTGCTCATTTGTAGTATAAGCACTTATCTTGATAGCCTGTTTACTTTTAAGGCTTTCATCCCAAATAGTATTTTCTAAAAGTGCAATTAGCTTCATACGTTTTTCCTCGCCTACTTCGTCCTTATGCTCATTTGTAGAATCCGCATCCTTTGTGTCATCTATTGCAAATAAGCCATTAAGGGCGTATTTACGCGCGTAAGAACTTGCTGATCCTGTAATCTGTGCAGCGTCCATTCCTTTTTTCACTTCCTCCTCGCGCGCCCAACCGCTTACAGAAATTACTTCCTCTAAATGTAATAATGATGCAGTAGCTTTAACATAAATCCTGTCCCCTACTTGTAATACTTCGTCTGAAATTACTAATGCAGTTCCGTACTTGTTT